GAAAAAGGACGAATTGCCAATATGAGCACGATCAACATCAGGGAATTAGAACTCGTTTACCGCAATGCTGAAACCCAGGAGGAGCTCGATCTCGCCCTGCAGTTTCACGGCATTACATATGGCGAGTTGTCTGCCCTGGCCACTGATCGCGGTTGGCAGTCCAGCCCCATTGCCGTAAAAAATCTCGCCGCCCAAATCGATTCTTTCGACCCCACCGTTGAGGCCGACGACAAGTTCATTGAGAGCTCAAACAAAGCCTCCATCCGTCGTTTGCATTCTCTGCTGGAGTTCACCGTTACCAAGTTTCATCTTGAAGCCAGGGATATGTCTATCGCCGCCATGGCCGACACCCTGGATGTCCTCGTTAAGATCCGGGAAAAGCTCACAAAACTTGAGTTGCCGCTTTACGGGTTAAGTACCATGGAACCCGTGGTCGTTGCAAATCCGATCCACGTATTCTTGGATACCGAGCCTGAGGCAGAAGATGAATGTAAATCTGTCTAAGCCACAGACCAAGACATACCTTTCAACTGCCAAGTTTGTTGGTTGCGCTGCCGGTCTGGGTTCCGGAAAGACCTTTACAATAGCCTTGAAGATGCTGGATACCTTTTTTAGGTATAAAGGCTGCAATCTTGCCTATTCAGCACCAACGTACGGATTGATCAGGGACATTATCTACCCCCTGCTGGAAGAGTTCTTAATTGCTTCGAATACCCGCTATACCCTCAATAAGGCCGATGCCCAATTATCAGTGCCGGGGTATGGGAAAATCTTCTTTCGGTCCATGACCAAGCCCGAAACAATCATCGGTTTTTCGATCCTGGACGCATTCCTAGATGAGCTGGACGTAATCCCGGAAGCCCAGGCAGAGGTAGTTATAGACAAGTTCTTGGCCCGTATCCGGCAGAAGATACCGAATAAGCGCAACCAAATATACGCAATATCGTCCCCGGAAGGCTTCAAATATATGTATAATAATTTCGAAAAGAACCCGATTGCCGGTTCAGAACTCATTCGGATGAGTACATATTCCAATCAAGCCAACCTGCCGGACGATTACATCTCCTCGATGGTTGCCAAATACCCACAATCCATGATTGACGCCTATTTGCTGGGAAAGTTTGTTAATATTGCTGCTAATGAAGTATGGAAAGACTTTGATAGAAAATTGAATAATTCCACGGAAGAGGCAAGGAGTGGCGAAACTTTGCACGTGGGATTCGATTTTAATGTCGGACGGGGTTGTGCCGTGCCATATGTTGAACGAGAACTTGGCGGAGAACCCACCCTCCATGCCGTCAACGAATTCCACGCATCAGCAGATACCCCAGAATCCATCGCCAGGGTCAGAACCACCTACCCCAATCACCCGATCATTGCTTATCCTGACGCCACTGGAAAAGCCAAGAAATCTGTGGACGCTACCAAGTCTGACATTTCATTGTTAAAAGCAGCCGGTTTCCTGGTAAAGAAAAATAGTAAGAATCCATCGATCAAGGATAGAGTAACCGCCTCCAACGCCGCTTTTTGCAATGGCAATGGTTTTAGGCGGGTTTTTGTGAACGTCAACAAATGCCCCCTGTTAACTGAGGCCCTGGAACACCAAACCTACGACGACACGGGTCTGCCGGTAAAAGACGGCAAAATTGACGATATTATTGACGCCGGAACTTACCCGATAGTATATCGTTTCCCGATTAGGGGTGGACGTCCCGGAACAGTTGAATTGGAAGGAGTGTAAGCATGCCGGTAGATACCAAACATAAAGACTATCTTGCGATGGTATCAGAGTGGGAGAAGATGACCCACTGCTGCGCATGTGAAAAAGTTGTTCATGCCCAGGGCGAGACGTATTTGCCACGGCTTTCCGGCATGTCTGACGATGCCTATGACGCATATAAAGCCCGCGCTGCCTTTGTAATGTTTACCAAGCGGACCATCGAGGCATTCGTTGGTATGGTTATGCGGAAACAGGTAGAAGTCAACGGTTTTGAATCCATCAACATAGATGGTAAGGGCAACGATCTAAATCACTATGTTGGCGGCCTGCTTAAGCATTTTTTAATGTACGGTCGTTGCGGCACCCTGGTAGATCTTCCGGAAGTAACGGAAGTTATCACCGTGGCCGATGAAATCAGCAAGAATATTTTTCCCCGCCTGCTGTTCTACGGCGTAAACGATGTCATCAATTGGCGGACCTCAGTAATTAACAACATAGAAGTTTTATCGATGGTAGTTCTGCGGGAAAAGATCGCCAAACCCAATACGGATGAATTTGATACTGAGGAAGAATACCAGTATCGGGTTCTGGATCTGGTGGACGGTTTATATCGGCAGCGCCTGTTCGACAAAGACAACAATGTAGTTACAGAGGTATACCCGAAACACAACAGCGAGCCACTACAGTTTATCCCGTTTAAAATTCATGGCGGCATGGCTGTCGATTATCCCCCGCTGCTGTCGGTGGCTGATCAGAATTTACACCATTACCAGCAGGATGCCGACTACAAACATGGTTTACACTATGTGGCCCTACCAACTCCGTGGGTTGCGGGCATGAGCAAGGATGACCCAAACTCCCCGCGATCGATCGGACCCACCACATTGTGGTTTCTGGACGAGGGATGCACTTGTGGTATGCTGGAGTTTACCGGTGCTGGCCTGACGCAGATTGCAAAGGCTATGGAGACTACGGTGGAAACCATAGTAATCCTGGCCAGCCGCATTCTGGCCCCGGAAAAATCGTCCAACGACGAATCCGCTCTTGCTGCCGCCATTCGTTCCAATGCCGAAACTTCGTCATTGGCCGGGATAGTTTCTGCTTTATCGAAAGAGATTACGGAAATGATCCGGATAGTGTCCTGGTGGAGCAATAAAGATCCGGAAAAAGTTAAGATAAACATCAACTCTGACTTTATGCCAGCGGTCCTCACCGGTTCAGACATGCTGTCATATGTCACCGCGTGGATTAAGGGGGCAATATCTTATGAGACATTATTTGATACTCTTAAGAGCGGGGATGTTGTGGCTGGTGATCGAATTATTGATGACGAAATTAAGGCGATTTCCGAAGAGCAGAAAAAGCGCCTTGCGGATGAAGTAGCGAAGACGGAGAAAATGAAAAAGGCGGAAGGGGAAACCGAAGAGGAAGATCCGGATCTCCCAAAAGCCGGGGACGCAGAACCAAAGTTAGATCGTCGTATTTCGTAAAACACAACCACCACAGCGGAGAAAAATTATGGATGAAGCAGAAATTCAGAAAAAGATTGATGAGGCTACCAAGGGGCTCAAGGAAAAAAACACTGAGCTCCTGGGGAAATTGAAGAAGGCCGGAGAAGTCGTTGATAAAGTCAAAGACCTGGATATCGACTCCCTGCTGGCTGCCAAAACTGAGCTCGAAACTTTGAAAAGTAAAAGTGACGAGGAAAAGGGCGAGTACAAGAAGTTGTACGAAACTCTGAAAGTTGAAAAAGACACTGTGGTGGCTGACCTTATCGGCAAGATCAAGGATAAAGAAAGCAAAATCATCACAATGGTCAAGAAAAATTCAGTCGTGGTTGCTATCATTGAGAATAAGTTATCGATCCCTGGCCCCTTGATGAATATCGCCGTAGACAACATCATGGCGGATGTGGCAGTAGACGACACTGGCAACGCCAAAGTTGGCGACAAAACAGTAAACGATTTTGTCAAGGAGTGGGCCATGTCGGATATTGGTAAGCATTTCGTGGCTTCCGGAAATTCCGGTGGTGGCGCAAATGGTGGCGCGGGCGAAGGTGAATCGTCTTGGGCGAAATTCTTCGATAAGAAATCCCCGCATTACAATCTTACTGAGCAGGCAAAGCTTGCCAAAACGAACATTGATCTTTACAACAGGCTAAAGCAGAAACAAATTTGAGAGAAAGCCGTTTAAGACGGTTGCCAAAGGCTATCTCGCCAAACACAAATTCAAGGAGTAAATAAAATGGCAACTACCCAACTTACCAACGTATACGTTCCGTTGGTTTTCGACGCGGCAGTCGATGAGGCCGCAACCGAGAAAAACTTGTTCGTACAGTCCGGGGTCATGGTTGAAAATCCCGTGATCAGCAACATGGCCGCTGTTGGCGGTAACATTGGCGAGATGCCTTTCTTCGCCCCCCTGGCCACCACTGGTGAGCCGGATTACATTGACGACGACCCGGCCCATACGGCAACCCCGGCCAATATCAGTGGTGCCAAGATGATTTACCGCCGGGCCGATATGCACAAATCCTGGTCGACCATGGATCTGGCTCGCGAGCTGGCCCTGATTGATCCTCTGGCTGCCATCACTGCCAAAATCGGTGGTTGGTGGGCAACCCAGCGGCAGAAACGCGTTATTCAGTCCGCAATGGGTCTGCTGGCCGATAACGTTGCCAACGATGCCGGCGACATGTTGAAAGATGTGGCCACCGACGCGGTTCCGCCGATCCTGGCCGCAGAGATGATTTCCGCCGACGTAGTGATTGATGCTGCCCAGACCATGGGTGATGCAAAAAATTCCCTCGTCGCCATTGCGATGCATTCAGTGGTCTATACCACCCTGCAGAAACAAAATCTCATTGACTACATCCCCAATGCTCGTGGCGAAGTAAACATCCCCACTTACCTTGGTTATGTTGTTATTGTTGATGATGGCATGTCTGCTGTCGCCGGTGCCAATCGTGTTACCTATACCTCCATTCTCTTTTCGCAGGGCGCGATCGAGTATGGTACCGGTAACATTCTTCTGCCGTCCGAGCTTGAGAGGGTTCCCAACGCCGGTTATGGCGGTGGTCAGGATATTCTCCATACCCGCAAGGCTGATATTATCCATCCTCACGGGTTCTCGTTCTTGTCGGCCAATGTCGCCGGTCAGTCTGCCACCCTGGCAGAGCTTGCCCTTGCTGCCAACTGGAATCGTGTTATGGCCCGAAAAAACATCGGAATGGCCTTTATCCAGACCAACGGATAATTTTTAATAACCAAAATTCTGAAGCCCCCCGCGATGGGGGGCTTTTGGGGGTAAAAATGGCGAAGCAAAAGGGAACTACCGTCGAGGAAACTACCGTCGAGGAAACTACCGTCGAGGAAGCCCCGAAACGCCCCGTGTCTTTGTTGGTGGCAAATTTGGTGGCGTCCGGAATGAGTTTGACCGAAGCCCTGGAAAAAGCCAATGGTAACTAAAATCAAATTGGCGGTTTTGTTGGTTTTGTTGATTCCGTCCTTGACTTTCGCGGCTCCCGGCTGGCAGCGCGACACCACATGGACATGGAGTTATGACCCCCCGGAAGATTTGGTATTGACCGGATTTCGTATGTACCAGGACGGTAATGCGATATGCGATATTGCGGGGTCCGAGGCACGTATTGGAAGTTGTCAGATTTTATTGACCAAACGGTCAACCCCATTTACTCTTACCGCTGTGTTTGCGTCCGGGGAAGAGTCGCCACATTCCGATGCATATGTTCTGATTGATTGGGGTCCAAAACCACGAATTATAAAACTGGAGTCGCGATGACAAAAGCGCTCAAAATTGCGATATTGACTTGCACCATTGGTGCATTGGCCACGGGGTTCCTCTTGCTGTCTGGATGTGCCAAACGAGACACTTCCGTAAATTTTGAGCAGCGGTCAAGTGATCGTGGCGTATCTGTGCTGGTTTTGAAGGCGGATGGGTCGACATTACGAACCGATGCCGACCTTGCCGCCGACGCTGATATTGGTTTATCAGAAGCGGTAAAAGCCGCAAAAGGTCTGTTAAATAGTGGGACATCCAGTGCAGTTAATACCATTAAAGAGGCAATTGGAAAAGTGGAGGTAATTGACTGATGCCGATCTTATTCGCTCTATTACTTATGTTGACCCCTTTGACGGCTTATGCTGACATAATCTCTTGTATAAAGACTTGCATTGATAGCGGGGGCAGCACGACTACTGAGGAAACTCCAACGACTGGGGAAACTCCAACGACTGGGGAAACTCCAACTGGTCCCGCAGTCGTGGCATTTCCTAATGCGATCACTTTTGATAAAACAAGCGATCAGGGGACCGGTTCTTATTACGGCACGGCTTGTCTGTTGTTCCCCGCTTCTTGGGAAGGCCGCATTCAGAAAGTTATTGTCAACGGCGAAGTGGCCCTTCACGGTATTTCGTATAAAGGGCAACCAGTTTTTCGCCTGCTTAAGACCGGCGATAATTACCTCCCCGCAACCATCGAAATAACCGCCACCGATGGCCGGCAATATATTGCCAAGACGTCTGTGGACACAGGGGGGAGTGGTGGAGCCGCAATGGGAACAACCGGGAAATCATCTCCTATTTTATGGAAACCGGTAGCTGATTCTGGCGGAATGTTGGTTGTCCTTCTTCCCGCAAACATGGGCAAGCCAAGTGTTGCCGTAACCGACATGAATGGCAACGTGATAGAGACGGGGGTGTTTAAATATTTTAGTAATCCCAACCGGGCTACCTACCGTTTCACCCGCCCCGGTCGGAGCTTCCCGTCGCCGTGCATCCTGAAGGTCGGCGGCACGCTGTATCTGGTCAGGGATGCGGCTAAACGGAATGAGTCCCTGCCATCCTATATCAGGTGAGGCAATGACCATGCAAGACATGCCCGCATCGGAGATAGCGGTGCTGAAGCAGGCGGCGAAGGACACTCCAGAGGCCTGGGTCGCGATCGGCATGGCGGTGCAGTGGCTGGTCGAGCAGTTCGGGACGAGTTACGGCCTCAGTTATGACACCGTCATGTCGTGGATCACGGCCATCTCCGAGGCTACCAAGACCACCGATGGAGGAAGTATGACAGCGGCCTCCGCCATGGTGTTTGCGGTCGCCAGAATAGGATACAAATATTTCCGCAAGGGGACATCATGATTACCAACCAACGGATCAGCCAGATCGCCCCGCCCAGTTACGAGCGGGTCGCCTACGACTTCCATGGAAAATCGTGGCGTGGTCAGCTGTGGGCCGGGTTGACCACGCCCCCTCGGGTGCGGCTGCTTGAGGACTGGATCGTCATCATGCCCGGCGGGCTGCGCGTCGTCGTCCCGCGGGGATTTGTCACTGACGGGGCCTCGATCCCCCGGCCGTTATGGGGGTTGCTGTCGCCGTTCGGGGTCCTGCTCGAGGGGGCGTTGCTCCACGATTTCGGTTACCAGTACGGCTACCTGCTCGCCCCATACCGCATCGATCAGGCATGGAACATCGCCTCGCTGCGGCTGCGGGCCGAATACGCCGCGATCTACGGCCCCTACATCCCGGTCTATGTCGGAAAGCCGCAGCGCTTTTTTGATGATCTGCTGCAGGCGGTGACGGTCGATATCACCGGTGCATCAGCCCAGGCATGGTCGGCCCGTCAGGCCCTGCGTCTGTTCGGGATGCTGGCCTGGGCACGCTATCGGTCCTGCGGTCCGGCGGCGATCACCCCCAACTCGC